AAGATTGTAAGTTCTATTTTGATGAGTGGCACGCAAACGATCCGTGTGACTTCATCGAAAAATTGCCGCACGTTGAAGGCAAATGGGACACCGAAAACATAGTAATGCACGCATCGCACATATTTTTTGTGGTGCAACTGTTTGGATTTAGAAAGAAGCAATCGATTTACGTTAAAGATTTCGGCGCGGATAATAAATTTTACCCACGTCGATACACTTCCGCGCTGTTTGCGGTGGCGAGAAAGAACGCTAAATCCACATTAGCATCAAGCATTTTAAATTATTGCCTGTGTTGTGAGCCCGAAGAGGGCGCGCAGGTTATAAGTGCGGCCACAACATACGATCAAGCATCAATAATTTTCAAAGCATCCAAAGCGCAAATAAATAAAACACAAGAATTGCGAGAATATTTTGGCCTTGAAGTTTGGGCGAAATCTATCACGCGATTTGAAACAAACTCTAGTTATAAAGCGCTTCACTCGAAAGCGTCAACGCAAGACGGATTAAATCCTTCACACGTTGGACTTGATGAGATACACGCGCACAAAACCGCAGATCTTTTAAATGTTTTAACGTCGGCGGCTGGTGCTAGGGCTAATCCATTATGGCTTTACACAACCACAGAGGGTTACACAAACCCTGGACCATGGGCTGAGATACGCGCATTCGCCAAAAAATTATTATCCGGTTTATTTAATCACGACGCTGACCATTTTTTAGTGGTGTTTTACGCAGTCGATGAAGACGATAAGCGCTTAAAAATTAAAGCGGACGATGAATTTGACGAGTCATGCTGGATAAAAGCCAATCCTTTGATGGATGTAAACCCGCACTTACTTGCGGCAATACGTCGGGAAGCGATTGAAGCAAAACAAATGCCTTCGAAATTGGCAGAGTTTCGCATCAAAAGACTTAACCGACCCGCTTCAACTGCTGACGGTTGGATAGATTTGACGAAGTGGCAAGCGTGCGGCGGAAAAGTTGATCTTGAATTCCTAAAAAATTATCCGTGTTATGGCGGCCTCGACCTTGCTTCAACTACTGACATCGCATCTTTTAGAGTTGTGTGGAATGTTGACGGAATAATTTACACAATCGGTTTTAGGTGGGCGCCTTCTTCTGCGGTAGCGTTTAGAACAGAGCGCATGACTGTACCTTACTCGTCGTGGGTTGAGACTGGCCTGCTAAAACAAACCGATGGCGATGTTACTGATTACGAAGTAATTGAAAACGACATTACAAAATTTTGCGAAGAATTTAATGTTGCGCAAATAGGATTCGATCCTTGGAACTCCTCCGATTTAGTTAATCGTTTGATAGCAAAAGAAATCCCGATGATTGAATTCATCCAGGGGACAAAATCTTTTCACCCAGCGATGCAAGAACTTGAACGAGCTTACATCGCCGGAAAGCTTGCGCATGATGGCGACCCTATTTTGAACTGGTGCGCATCGAATATTATTTCTCGACGCGATCAAAACATGAATATGGCTCCCGATAAAAAAAGATCGGCGGACAAAATTGATGACATGGTCGCCTTGCTAATGGCTGTCGGTGTTATGAACTCCGGCGAAGTAGAAGAAACTAGTTTTTGGAGTAGACAAAGTTGAAATTGAAAATAAATTACTTCGAAAAGGCTAATAAATAATGGGAATGTTTGCGAATTTATTTGGTGTGCCAAGCAAAAAATCAGGCTCGACAATGGATTTAATTCGTGGATTGTTATTGCAAAACTCCACAGCGTCCGGCAAAAACGTAACTAAAGATACTGCGCTTCAAGTTTCTGCTGTGTCGGCGTGCGTTCGAGTAATTGGCGAAGGTATTGCGCAGGTGCCATTAAAGATTTTAAAACAATCGGCTGATGGTAAAACACGCGTGCCAGCAAAAGAACATGCGCTATATGACGTGCTCGCACACAAACCTAACGATTGGCAAACAAGTTTTGAATACCGCGAAACGATCGCGATGCACGCGGTGCTATGTGGCAATCACTATTCATTTATTAACAGATCTTCTCGCCTCGGCATACTTGAGCTAATACCTTTTGAGCCTGGCTCTGTTCGTGTGATTCGCTCCGAAAATTACGAACTAAGTTATGAAGTAGCAGGGCAAAACGGCGGCAAGAAAATATTTCCAGCAGAGTCTATCTGGCATATCAAAGGCCCATCTTGGAATGGCTGGATGGGTTTAGATGCTGTGCGCCTTGCTCGTGAAGCAATCGGCCTTGCAATGTCTACAGAAAGCCATCAAGCATCGATGCAAAAAAATGGCGTGCGAGCTAGCGGGATTTATTCTGTTGATGGCGCACTAAAAGACGATCAATACAAGCAGCTTAAAAGTTGGATCGATGAAAACATTGCTGGCGATAAAAATGCAGGCTCGGTAATGTTGCTTGATCGCAATGCAAAGTTTACGCAAACATCAATGACGGGTATCGATGCGCAAACGCTTGAGACTCGTCGCTATCAAATTGAAGAGATATGTAGATTTTTCCGCGTGAATCCAATCATGGTAGGAGCGGAATCTAAAAATACTACCTATGCCAGCGCAGAACAAATGTTTTTAGCGCACGTGGTTCACTGTTTATCCCCTTGGTACACAAGACTTGAACAATCAATCGACGCAAATTTGCTAACTAAAGAAGATAGAAAAAACGGAATTTATGCAGCGTTTATTGACGAGGGCTTGTTGCGCGGCTCAATGCTGAACAAAAAAGATGTAATCCTCGGTTATGTTGCCGGTGGGGTCATGACAAAAAACGAAGCCAGAAATTTATTAGATTTAAATCCAGACAGCGACCCACGATCAGATTTAATTTGGTCTGCTGAACCTGCAAAACCAGTTACAGAAGAGGCTGCACAGAATGACAATACAGAAGCGTGATTTTGCATTCAACGTAAAAGAAATATCCGAAAATGGAACGTTCACCGGTTACGGTAGTGTGTTCGGTGTTGTTGATTCCTACGGTGAAATAGTTGCAAGCGGTGCTTTTGCATCATCACTAAATGCACACAAAGCAAAAGGCACAATGCCCGCAATGCTTTGGCAGCACAGAAGCGATGAACCTATGGGCGTTTATACAAGCATGCAGGAAGATTCTGTTGGGCTGCTAATTTCTGGGCAAATTGCAATGAAAACACAGCGCGGCGCAGAGGCTTACGAGCTCATGAAGATGGGCGCAATTAGCGGCTTGTCGATTGGGTTCGTTCCGCGTCAAGAAACACGCGATAAAGTTACCGGAATTACAACATTAACTGCTGTCGATTTGTGGGAGACGTCATTGGTTACGTTCCCCGCCAATGACTCTGCGAGAGTTCAGTCAGTCAAAAGTATTGAATTAATTACCGATATTCGATCCGCTGAAAAATTTTTGCGAGATGCAGGATTTTCACGCAGCGAATCAATGGCTTTCATAAGCCGCGTAAAAAGTCTAAGCCAGAGTGATTCTGATGATGGCGATTTACAGTTACTAAAAGACGCGATTGTGCGTCGAAACTTTAAATCTTAAACAAAGGGTATCGCTATGAGTGACATTAAACAAATTGCTGAAACTATCGAGGCTCAGGGTAAAGCTTGGGGCGAGTTTCAAAAAACTAACGACGAATTACTAAAAGCTAAGGCCGATGGTAAATCTGTTACTGATTTAACCGCAAAGCTTGATCTTATTAACGCTGAATTTTCAAAACTTGGCGCTGCTATGGCTGAGTTTGAGAAAAAAGCAGGCCGTCCAGCTGTTGAAAATCAGTTAAGTGAAGAGCAAGCGCAGCATAAAAAATCATTCTCACGCTTTTTGCGTAAGGGTGACACTGAAGGCTTGAATGAAATTCAGCGTAAAGCGATGAATTCTTTGTCCGATCCTGATGGGGGTTATTTAGTTCTGCCAGAAATGGATGCCGCTATTGATCGCATTGCGCCAACTATCAGTTCAATGTTTCGCTTGGCAAACGTTGTGACTATAGGCAGCAATCAATACAAAAAATTGGTTAAAACTTCAGGCCTTGCAATGCGTCGCGTTGATGATGGGGCTACCGGTGGCGAAACCACAAACCCAACATATGCAGAAGTTAAGATTGATGTTTTCACTGCTGAGATTGAACCATGGATTCACAACGAAACTCTTGAAGATTCGTTTGTAAATCTAGAAATGGATCTAGCTGATGAAGCTGCAATTGGTTTTGCTGAAGGTGCAGGCGTTGAATTTATTAGCGGTAATGGCGTTGGTAAATCTCGCGGTATCACAGCCTATAGCAATGTAGCTAACTCATCTTATGCATGGGGTAGCGTTGGTTATATCGCTGCCGGTGCTGCTGGCGCTTTTGCTTCTAGTAATCCAGCTGACAAAGTTGTCGCATTGCAGCACGCGTTAAAATCTCAGTACCGTCCAGGCGCTGTATTTTTAACTAACGATGCAACACTTAGCGTTATGCGTCAGTTCAAAGATGCTTCTGGTGCTTACTACTTGTGGAATCCAGACCCCTCCGCAGGTTTTGGCGGTCGCTTCCTTGGTTCACCGGTAGAAATTGATGACAACATGTCCGCCATTGCAGCCGGTAGTTATTCACTTGCTTATGGTAACTTCAAGCGCGGCTACACAATTGTAAATCGCGCTGGAACTACTTTAATACGCGATAACATCACCACGAAAGGCAAGACTAAGTTTAATTTCCGTCGCCGTTTTGGCGCTGGCATTACAAACTTTGAAGCCATTAAATTAATGAGGTTCGCTACGAGCTAAGAATCATTAATTTTCAAAAACCGAAGCCGCCTTAGTGCGGCTTTTTTTATGACTTGTTAGCGGCAAACTTCCGCTGAGGACTTTTAAAATGAGAGATTTACATAACAACATCCGTACAAAAACTGTAATTACACCTACTGCAATTGGTGCGAACGCAACTAAATCCGGTTTAATTGTTGACCGCCAAGGTTACGGGGGCGTTGAGCTTTTGGTTTCTTACGGTTCCGTAACTACCACTGGCACAATTTGCACGTTAGTAGTTAAAGATGGCGATGTGACTGGGACAATGACCAGCGTTGCAGATACCGATTTACTTGGTACAGAAGCGCTCGCAAGCCTTCTTGCTGCGACCCCGCGCACAGCTGGAACCACCAAAGAAGTGACTAAGCGCATAGGCTATACCGGCCTTAAACGCTACATAACTGCAAATATCGTACAGACCGGCGTCACGTCTGTAGGCGCTGTTTCTGTTACTGCTTTGTTAGGCCTTCCTGATTTGACCCCTACGACCAACCCGTAATAAAGAATTAGTGCGCGTTCTCATCCAATGCGCAGCCGTGAAACTCGGTACCTATTAATTTCGGATGAGGAAATTTTAATGCAAGAAAATCTAGAAGAAAAAGGCAAGCATATTGCCATCTTGGGCTTGGGTCCAAGCGTTGACCAGTACTTAGATATTGTAAAAAGACAAGGCGGGCGCAGCAAATTTTGTGATGAGGTTTGGACAATTAACGCACTCGGCGATGTTTTCGACTGTGATTTAATTTTTCACATGGACGATGTAAGAATTCAAGAAGTTCGGGCGGCAGCTAAGCCGGGATCGAACATCGCGGCGATGGTGGAGTGGTTGAAAACTACTAGAACGCCCGTTATGACAAGCAGGGCGCACGAAGATTACCCATCTTTAATAGAATTCCCTTTGGAGGAAGTTTTAAACCATCTAGGCCATGACTATTTTAACAATACAGCAGCTTATGCCGTGGCATTTGCCGTGCATGTTGGCGCAGAGCAAATCAGTTTATTTGGCATGGATTTTTCTTATGAAAATGTCCATCACGCTGAAAAAGGCCGTGCTTGCGTAGAGTTTTGGTTGGGTCAAGCTCACGCACGCGGGATAAAAATCAACACACCAAAAAACACTACGCTTATGGATTCGAATGTCGAGCGTTCTGCTCGTCTGTATGGCTATGACACATTAGATGTAGAGTTCAATTTGCAAGAAGATGGCGAACTAAAACTTAAATTTACGCCGCGCGATAAGCTTCCAAGCGCGGAACAAATCGAAAAGGCTTACGACCATTCTGCGGCAACTGCTGACCAACACATAATACCGAGGGCTGAATAATGCTTTGCAAAATTTTACAAGATTTTAACGGATCACAGGATGGACTTGTGGCCACCTTTTTTGAAAAAGGTTCAGTGGTAGATGTTAGCGATTATTTAATGAGTTGCATCAATAAAAACTGGGTTCAACCGGCCGAAAATAAAACTGCTGTGATTGAAGAAGCTCCAATAATTAGCAACAAAGCCATTGTTAGTGATGGCCGCGCCAAGCCGAGTAAATCTAAATGACTTTTGTTGTTCAGATAGCGCCTGCTGTAGAGCCTGTTTCTGTTGCTGAAGTAAAGACACAGGCAAGAATTTCCGGAACTGCTAGCGATACTGAAATCGGCGTAATGATAAAAGCCGCAAGGCAATACGCAGAGCTTGAATTAAGGCGCTGGATTATTACGCAAACGATTGATGCTTATTTTGATGTGTTCCCTGGCTATTTTGAATTGCCGCCACTTCAATCTGTTTCAAGCATTACCTATGTCGATAATAACGGCGATACGCAGACGCTAGCGGCTGATCAATATCGTGTTGATAGCAAAAGCCAGCCCTCACGAATAACAGAAGCTTACGGCGTTTCATGGCCTTCCACTCAAAGTGTCAGCAACGCTGTTGTTGTGCGTTTTGTTGCAGGTTATGGCGTTGCCGCTGCGGTTCCTGAATGTATTAAGCAATGGATGCTTTTGCGCGTTGCACATTATTTTGATAACCGTGACCCAAATATTGTTGGCGATTCCGTAGCAACATTTGAGCGCTCTTTTGTTGATGGCCTTCTTGATCCTGAACGAGTAATGAGTCGCGTATGAGCTACAGATCAGGCGAACTAGATCAATTTATTACCATTTATCGAGACACAGAAACCGATGATGGTATGGGCGGTCAGGATCTTACGCGAACAAATGTCGTTGAAGATTTGTATTGCTATGTGCGCCCTTTATCTGGAAGCGAATCAAAAAAGTTTGAAAAATTAAATGCAGAAATGACTAATCTTTTTGTGGTTCGTTATCGTGATGACGTACTTGAGTCAGATCGAATTTTATGGGGCTCTGAAGAATATAATATTCGCGCAATACAAAAAGCTGGTAGTAGAAAATTATTTTTAGAAATTTACGCGGAGCGAGGTGTAGCGCAGTGAGTTTTTCAATTTCTGGCACTGATGAAATTAAAAAAATACTCAATGAAATTGCACCTAATCACGCTCGCAATTTAATGCGCTCAACTATTCACGGAATTGCGTCAACGATTGCAAAAGATGCAAAACAAAATGCGCCAGTTGGTGAAACAAAATTACTTAAAGCAAACATTAAAGCCGCAAGAAAAAAATCACCGCCAGATAGGCCAGTTAGTGAAGTGAAAATAAAGGGCGCGTTCTATTGGCGGTTTGTCGAATACGGCACAAAAACAGGCGTGAAAGAGCATGCGTTTGTGCGCAAGGCTGTAGATAGAGCAAATGCAAATTTAACAAAAATAATTAATGAACAATTTGGCAAGAAGCTTGAAGCAATGCTAAAAAAACAAGCAAAAAAAGGCGCGATTAAATGAGTTTTGAAGCTGTTGTACAGAATTCTATTTATCAGTGCTTGCAGTCAAATTCTGCGCTATCTTCTGTTGTGTCAAATCGAATTTATGACTCCGTTCCGCAAGCTGTAACATTTCCTTACGTGACCATTGGCGAAGATATTCATACCGATTGGAGCACAGCCTATGAGTTAGGCTCATCTGCTTCAATAACTATTCATGTTTGGTCTAGGCATCGCGGAAAGGAAGAAACAAAAACAATTCAGGGCTTGATTTACGACGCGCTTAATCGCGCTTCATTGCCAACCCTTGGTTATAAAATTTCAGTAGATTTTGATGGCTCGCAAAGCTTTCTTGATGCTGATGGTCTTACCCGTCACGGTGTTTCAACGTTCAGAGTTTTCATAGAAAAATTTAATTAATTGAGGAATTAAAAAATGACTGCATCCGTAGGTAGAGAATTACTTTTAAAGAAAGCTTCAGCTGTTATCGCTGGTTTGCGTACAGTTTCGCTTTCGTGGTCTGGTGAGTCTATCGACATAACCACCGGTGAAGATTCCGGCGTGCGCACTCTTCTGGCCGCAAGCGGGCAGGAGCAGGTTGATCTAAGTTGCGAGGGAATCATGAAGTCTCATGTATTTCAGGCGCTAGTACTTGGAAATGCCAGCAAAATGTTAACAGACATTACATTGACCTGGCCGATTGCTACGCCAGGCAATACCACAGAGGCCACCCTGTCTGGTGACTTTAGAATATCGTCTTTCGAGGAAGGACTTCCCTACAACGATGCTATTACTTTTTCGTTCAAGCTTGAATCTTCTGAAGCTTGGACTTACACCGCTGAGAGTGCGTAATTATGAGCTGTTTTGATGATGTAACAATCACTTGGGATGAGAAAGAATACGTTATTAAATCAAATATGGTCATGGGTTTAATTGAGTCTATCGAGTCGGTAGTAACGCTCGAAGAAATCAATGACATGCTCAACAACAAGCGTATTGTTCGTTCTCAAATTGCAAGAGCTTATTGTGCTGCGCTTAATTATGGTGGAGCAAATACAACAGCCGAAAAAGTTTATAACCATTTTTTTGGCGACGGCGCTTTTGTTGAAACGATTAATACGCTTGTTGCACTAATGGCGATGATGATCCCGCCAGAGCACTTAAGGTCAAAGCAAAACCCAAAGCCGATAAGCCAAGAGGACGGCGACAGCTAATCGTCAAAGAGGCTTACATGCTTGCGATTGGCCATTGGGGAATGCAGCCAAGTGAATTCTGGCGAATGAGTCCATGTGAGTGGTGGTGGCTGTACGAAAGCAAATTCCCAGCCGGTGAGGCGATAACAATGGCCGACAAATGGCAATCCTTGTACGAAAAATTGGGGGAATAGATGGCTAGTTCAGTTGGTGAAATTGCTGTAACGGTTGGCGCAGACATTACAAGCTTACGCAGGGGTATGTCTGATGGCGCTGATGCTGTTGAGTCGTTTAATGTAAAGGCTGGCAGAAGCCTAACAAATGCCGCTGCTAGTGTCGCAAAATATGGAGCGGCTGCGGCTGCGGCTGCGGCTGTCGCGGTTGGCGCATTAGTAAAAAGCTCTATTGATAACGCTGATGCTTTATCAAAAATGTCGAAAATAGTAGGGATTTCAACCGAAAAACTATCTGCTTTGCAATATGCCGCTGGCTTGTCTGGCGTTGAAAACGAAAATCTTTCCGCATCATTAATTAAATTAGCCAAAAATTCGCGCGATGCTTATCTTGGTGTTGGGTCGGCTAAAGATGCGTTTATTGCTCTTGGTATATCCGTCAAAGATTCCGCCGGCAACCTGCTTTCAAACGATCAAATATTTGCTCAGGTTGTGGATAAGTTTTCAAAAATGCCAGATGGGATCGGCAAAACAGCTTTGGCAATGGATATTTTTGGCAAGTCAGGCGCGACCCTAATACCACTGTTGAATGAAGGCTCTTCTGGGCTATCGAAACTTAGCGAAGAGGCCGGAAGGCTTGGCGTGATTATCGGCTCAGAGGCTGCGGCACAAGCTGAAATATTTAACGACAATTTAGATAAAATGAAAGCGGCGCTTAGTGGCGTCGGCAATAAAATAGCAACTGAGACTTTGCCCGCGCTTAATGAATTTACTGGGATTATAAATTCGCCGGAGACGCAACAAGGTTTGGCATCTTTAGCCACCGGAGTCGTGAAAATAGGAGTTGCGGCGGCAGGCGCGCTTGCTGAGTTTATTTCTTTTTCTAAATTCATTGGTGAGGAGCTGGCGAGAACTGTACACGGCGCAGCTGATGATGATATTTCTGGGCTCACTGATAGACTTATTCAGCTGCAAGCGCAAACCGACCCTAAAAACTTTGCTGATTGGATGAGCAACAGCAATATGGGCGACATGCTTACCGGAAAAGGTAAGTTGCTGCAAGAAATTGAAGAGGTGAAGAAGAAAATACAAGCCGCTTATGCTTCTGCTGAAGGCATTCCCGCACCAAAGAAAGACGCACAGCAACCCACAGTCACGCCCGTCACTGAGGAAGATGTAGCAACGAAAGCAATGCTAGACGCAAAGCTTGCTGAGGAAAAAATAAAACGCGATGAAAGGCTTGCTGTAGTTAATGCGAAAATTGAAGCCGAACGAATGACTTTAGCGCAAAAAGACTTGGATTTTGCGCTAGGTAAAGAAGCAAAAGAAATAGCAATTGCTGAGCGTACCCAACAAAGACAACAGCAAGAGTTGGATTACATCAAAGCGCGGTACATGACAAAAGAGCAAGCCGAAATTGATCATAATGATATTATGGCAACAATAGGCGAAGAATTTGACGCTTCAAAATTTGAGACAGAAGCGCAATGGCGCAGCGTAAAAGAGCAGGCCGAAGCTGAACATTTAGCGCGCATGACAGAAATGAACCGAACGGCATACGATGGCATTGCTGGAATCATCGAACAGAAATGGGGTAAGGGAGCGGCAACAACTGCCACAGCGTTTAAATCAATTTTAGGCACTATGGCGACCGGCTCCCGAAAGGCTTTCGAAATTAGTAAGGCATGGGCTATTGGCGACGCACTTGTTTCAACCTATCAGGGCATCGCAAAAGGTGTTGCCCTAGGTTATCCGGCGGCTATTCCAGCGGTAGCAATGGCGGCGGCTACTGGGTTTGCCCAAGTTAGCGCAATTAGGAGTCAAAAATTTGGCGGCGGTGGTGGTGCGGCAGCTTCTGGAAATGGGACGGCTGGCGTGGCTCCGAATCCTATAGGGGTCGGCGGAAATACTGGCGGCGGATCATCATCATCCACATTAACCGTTGCACCGATAAACCCTAATTCAATATTTAGCGGTTCCGCAATGGTTGGTTTTGGCCAGCAAATATACGACTTTACGAAAGATGGCGGAAAGGTGGTTTTCAGCGCATGAGTATATATATTAGCAATAGCTTGTACTTGGGCGGCGGTTTTGGTTCTGATTATAATGACAATAACCCTATTATAGGGTATGAATCCATATTGCTACCTGCTGACTTTTCAGCTACTTCGCCCGTTTCTTCTCGCCCCGCTGCAAACATGTGGACACCAGATACAGCCAGCGTTTGGCAGGGCTCAGGTTATAGCGGAATACTCGCCGCACATGAGGAAACGATAGAACTCAACAATTCAGGCAACCGCATTGTAAATTATCTAGGCATTGCTAAGCATAATTTTGGCGACGGCGGATATACTTATGTGTTTCAGTATTCGACAGATTTGGGAGTTACGTGGGCGGATATAACAACACCTAAAATAGTTGCAAATAATAATGCAATTTTTGATTATTTCGATGACGTTACCTATTCACTGTTTAGAATTAAGTTAACAAAAACCGATACTGAAGTCGCTGCGCCAATTATTGCGCATGTAAAACTAGGTCGCGTTTTAATTCTTCAACGCAGAATTTACGTGGGGCACAAGCCTGCAACTATTGCCAAAAAAGTTAAGAAAATAACCAACGGGTCTGAAAATGGCCAGTACCTCGGGCAAGAAATAATCCGCAGCTATTACACGTCAGAATGTCAGCAAAACAATAACACTCCCGAATTTGTTAGGGAAAAAATTAAACCATTTATTGATCACATTAATGGTGATGTTTTAATTGTTGGCTCTTCACCGGCATCATTCTTTTTCTCATGGCGGCCAAGCGATTACCCGACAGAGGTGGTTTACGGCTGGACGTCGGATAATATTGAGCCAGAAAATGAACGATCGAACGGCATGATGAAGTGGGGTTTTAGCATGGAGTGCGTTGCATGACAACGACGAACACATCCAAATTATTACGCTATGCAGAGTTGGTTTTAAATCCTTGCTCAAGGGTTTATGGCTCTGCGCCATGTACGGCATCCGTTGGCGTTACAGGTGATTTTAAGTGTTACAACTCCCCACGTACATGCCAAGATCCCGCTAATTATTTAGCTGGCGCTGATCAAATTGTCAGGTGGGCAATGCCCACTTATGACCTACCTTTAGAAATTCAGTGCACGCCGTGTATTTCAGATATTTCTCGGCGCCCTCAAATTATTGACCCGGGCGAATCGATGGGAGTGCGTGAAGCTGGCGAAGTTTCAATGCACAACTGTAAATACAACGATGCTGAATTTGATAATTATTTGTCTGATCGTCCTCACAACCCATATTCAAAAGGCACCTACTGGGGTAAGTTTTTCTCACGTTGGGGCGGTTTACAGGGTTATGAATTCCGTACTGTCGATGGTTATGTCGGCCAAGATATTAACGACATGGATCGGCGTTATTATGTTGTTGATTCGACTAGCGGCCCCGATTCAAAGGGTAATGTTTCGTTTGTTTTTAAAGACGCAGTTAAGTTGATTGACGGCGATAAGGCACAAGCTCCTTTGCCATCAAGCGGCACCTTATCCGCTGCGCTAACCTTCGCGGGCACATCAATTACGCTTCTTCCGGCAGGAATTGGCAACCTTGAATACCCAGCTTCTGGGCTTGCATCAATAGGAGAAGAGGCGGTAACTTTTACCCGCGTTGGTGATGTTTGCACGATTGTTCGAGGTTTGTATTTTTCCAAGCAAGAAGAGCACGACGCAGGCGATACATTTCAGCTGGGCATTAGTTACGTTGGGCAAACGTATCCGTATATTATTAATGACCTGCTGGCAAATTACACTGATTTGCCCAGCGAATACCTTGATTTAGCCGTGTGGGAATTAGAATCTGATAACTATGTCGGGAACACCTACGACGCGAAAATAATGAAGCCTACGCCGGTTAAAACGCTGGTCGAAGAGCTTATTCGTGAAGTTGGATTATTCTTTTTTACCGACTTAAAAAATAAAAAAATATCAATAAAAGCGCTTCGGGCTTTTGTCCCGACGGCTGCAATTACTGACGATTACGCAATCGCTGGAACGATAACAAGCAAGCCCCTTGCAAGCAAAAGAGTTTCTGATGTTTGGGTGTACTACGGCAAGAGAAATCCACTAGAAAAACAAGATCAAAAGAAAAACTATTCAGCGATTTACGCACGTCCAACTGAAAACGCTATCGTTGCATTAGAGGCAAGCCCTCGCGCAATTAAGGAAGTCGCTTGCCGCTGGATAAAAGTTACAAATTCCACTGCGGCTGAGTACATCGCCGATTCGATTATCTACCGGTATGAAACCGCACCACGGCAAGTTTCTTTTAAACTTCCGCCTACATTTGAGCTTTTGCCAGGGCAAGCTGTAACGATTGAATCGAGAATTTTTGAGGACTCGCAAGGAGATCCCGAAGAGCCTTTCGTTTGTCAGGTGATTGCTGTTACAAGGGACGAAGGTTTTTTTTCTGTTTTGACAGAAGAACTAAAATTAAATCAATTGCCTGCAATCCCGCTAAGAATAATTAACATCGATGAAGATGTTTATAATATAAATCTGCGGACATTACACGATAGCATTTACAGCCCTGCCGGTAGCGGTGATACGGTCAGATTGGTTATAGGTTCAGCAGCAACAATCGGCAGCTTAATAATTTCAGACTATGCACTAAATATTGGCAGTTGGCCGGCGGGCGTTACTTTAGAGATAGATGGCACAGGCAGAGTTCAGGGCAAGGGCGGTAATGGCGTGTCCGGCAGCGCAGGCGAGAATGGCGGCGACGCACTTTACACACGCGAAGCACTTGAAATAATCGGTGATGTTAAGGTTTACGGTGGCGGCGGTGCGGGTGGCGGTGCGACCTACTACTATCCACCCTACTACTACCCTACTTATGTTGCTGGCGGGGGTGGATCGGGCTCATTGCCTGGCACAGCTGGAGCTACAAAAGATGCGGGAGGCGTCGGAGGTGGCGCATTTGGCACAACTCTGGGGGATGGTGGAGGAATAGGCGAGGACGGAGATGCCAGCGCGGGAACCTTTGGCGGAATTGCCGGAGGGGTGGCAGGCAATGCAATTGACGGTGTTAGCTATATAACAATTACAGGTACGCCAGACATAGTTGGCGACCAAATAAACTAAAACTGCTGTACATATAAACCAAACCACAAGCCTCGCCATCGTGCGTGGCTTTTTTTTGCTCGCAATTCAAAGGTGAAACGATGCTAAGCATTTATGATAGATTTATCACAAGCACATCAAGCGGTGAAGTTATCACAGCAGCGGTTGTAACCGTCAATATTGCTGGCGGGGGTCTTGCCTCGTTGTACGCTGATTCGGCGGCAGTAACGCCATTAGCTAACCCATACACCACGGTGTCAGGGCGTGCTCAATTTTATCTAGCGCAAGGCAGATATAATATTTCAGCAACCGACGGCACTAATACAGTTTCGTTTCCTGATGTTTTAGTGGGCGCTGAATTAATCGATGGCGCAAGAGTGGTCGCCACGTTTAATGGTCTATCATCTACTGCCGCCATAGCCGGTCAGATATTCGTGATCCCGTGCCACACAAGCGGCGGCTTTGGCGGCGGAGAATTTGAGGCGTATGCCGCCACTCACACAACAACCGATTACGGGATGAATATCAATTCCGCCACTGTGGGTGTCCGCTTCAGGAGAATCAATTACACAAGAATAACGGTGGAAATGTTTGGCGGCATTGGTAACGGTGTGGCGGATGACTTTGCAGCCGTTACTAGGGCGATAGCTTATTGCGCAACAATAAACGGAGGAGAGATATATTTCCCGCCGCGTACAACGTCTTGGAATATATCCGGCGAAATCATTATACAAAATAGTAACATATCGCTTGTCGGCTCTGGGCCAACTAGACAGCATGATGCTGGTGCACCAAAATTTGGTACCCAATTAAAATGCACTGGCGGCGGTACGCCTATGGTTACATTTAAGTCTCCTGCGGGCGGAAGCTGTCTGACAGGTGGCGGTGTTAGAGATATGGATTTGTGGGGTAATGGCCTAGCAACGTATGGACTTTTAGTGCGATCTTGGAGAGGAGGAGTTTTTGAAGATATTTTTGCTCCTGATCTGACTGTTGCATCCTTTCAACTCGATTGTTATTCAGCTGGATATTTGCTTGAAGCGTCAGATGTACAACACTGTAGATTTACGCGACTAACTTGGAGAAACATAGACAGTGTCGCGGTTCAATCTGCGCATGGTATTGTTTTGTCTGGAGACGCCACTCCACCAACAGCATCTACAGCAAACGCATCTTTTAATATTTTCGAGAGCTGCATGGGGCAGTGTTACAATGGGATAAACTTTTTACTTCAAGATGCAGATAATAATATATTCATACAGTGTCGTGCGTTTAGATTAAATGGTACGGCAACATCTGGGCTAGAAATACGCGCACCCGCAGAAGCAAATCATTTCATTAGCTTTTCTAGTAGTGGCGCGAACGGCATAAGAATAAAAGGAATAGCCTCTGGTTATACAGGTGATCCGGTAAAAAATTCATTCTATGCAATTGACGGCAACAACGGCACATTATACCCAACTTTAGACGCAAATTGCCTTGTTAGCTTTCACCTGGACAGTGGCTATTGGCAAAAACAGCGATTGGCAGTCGCGATTTTGAGTGAAAATGCTACTTTACTTGCTGCTGAGTCTGAATTGGTTACAAACGAAACAATACGTATCAGAAACGGCTCAAGCAATCATTCAGTTTTTACCGACGGAACTAATATATGGAATGTAAATATTGATGGGTCTGGTAATTTTAGGTTTTCTAAGGCGGCAGGGTCTGGCTATCTCGACCTAGGCAATACTGAGGTCAGAATCGCTACGCATATACTTGCATCTGGCACTACAGCACCAGCCAGCGGCTCTTACCTTGTGGGTGCAAGATGCTGGAATTCTGCTCCGGCAGTCGGTTCGCCAAAGGGCTGGATATGCACTGTCGCAGGTACTCCAGGTACTTGGGTATCTGAGGGGAATTTGTAGGGTGTAAATTTCTTATTTTATGCGAGAGGGGTGCAAGCCCCTCCTATTTAGTTATTGGTACTGATTAGCTTTGCTATTATTTACCACTCACCTTCCACAATTATTTCATCATGTTCCATAATGGCCTCAATTAATTCATTCGCCCCTGAATATTCGCAAGCAGCAACTCCTCGCAAAAAGGCAATATCTTTTTTACTTAACTCAATCGGAAACCCTCGATACTCATTCTCAAGAATCCCATGAAGGCCTGAATTTGCATGAATATAGTTTAATTTCGTCGGGTCTTTCTTTTTCCATCCGATATTTACACTCATTTTTTTCTCCTATTTAGTTATTGGTGGTAGTGGTTTAGGCATCCAATGCGCAGCAAGATGTTGTTCGATAATTCTGTACGGTATCTTGCAGTCATATTCCGACATTAGACGCACATCATCGAAATAACAATCACAAATGCGCTCAAAACCATCATAAAAAATATCAAATCTTTTACCGTCAGTGGGCGCAGTCTCAATGGGCTGCCATTCTGATTGTTGCGGTACTGGTACTGGTAGTGCGTAAAGCTTATCTCCACTTTTTAAAGTGTTATACCCGCGCCCATTTAAGTGAGCACATAGGTCAGCAGTTTTTAATGATACTGCAACTTCAGCAACTGGAGTTTGCTTCTCCATCTCAGCAATCTTAGCGCGTAGTTCGTCGCGCTCTTTCTCTGCTGCAATCATGGAATCATGATAAGTGTGACCCCATGCAGTGGATGATTTTTTTAATTCATTTAGCTCTGTCTCAAGCTCTGTATTACGCTCAAGCGCAGCATACAGAGTTGAGCTGTTGTCGGTTACGGTTGCGCGAGCCTCTGCCTTTTCGCAGCGCTCGATTAATTCTAAAATGGTAGAAGGATTTGCCGCTGATATGTACCTACCATTGTTAGTATCTACGTCAAAAGCAACGCCCACCTCCACAAATCTTTCGCCTCCAATATTCCCCACAAAGCTTGCATCAGGGTCTCTCGGCCGGCCAGACCATATTGACACATCGTCTGGCGACCATTCCGAATCATCATACCAAGCACCCTGTGTTGCAGCTTGCGCTAATTTCTTCAACTCTTCCAAGTTCATGCTATTCCCCTTATTTAAACTTGCTGTTCGGTTTTACACTCTAAAGACAATTTAGTTAATTCAGCCATTAGATCTTCATTAACTGCTATGCATTCCGCTACAAATCTGTATCTAGTCCAACGCATGGGCGCGTCATCATCAATGATCTGGCATAGAATCCAAGCAATGCGGTCTTTTGTAGATGCTGTTTCTTTGTTAAATGCTGTGTACATACTATTCCCCTGAATTAATTCCAAAATATTTACAAAATTCATCAGCAATTTTATTCGCTCTTTCAATATTTGCTTTTGTCCAATATCTCCCATTAAATAAATATAAATGCTTGCTAGACTTAATTTTTTGTCGCTTTCTTATGCTCATGCTATTCCCCTTATTTAGTTCGAATTTAATTAGCACCATAGCGCGTTAAAATAATCCATAATATCTTTAACAGATAACATGGGACGACACTCGCCATTCAAATTTTTAAGGCTGTTATCTTTCCCGCAATTTTTGCATGACTGAAATGACGGGAAAGCTTCTAATATACCAATCCATTCATGCCTCACTTCATCACCTCATTTGTTGGTATAAAATCATTGTTTAGTTACGCTCTGTTGCCGCGTTTTTGAAACCACTCGAAAGCATCAATAATTTTTTCGTTTGCATACCACATTACAATCTCACGCCTGCACTCTTTATCTCTAAAAAACGTTGGGCCAAGGTAATCATGAAACTCCATAAAAACGCATGTTGCATCAGAAAGCCGCAATCGAACAAAGCCAGATGTTCGGCAAATAATCATGTTCGGTAATTTGATGCACGGCATATTAACCTCCAATCATGGTATAAAATCATTCATGGTTGTCGGTTATGGTTGCGCCGGATGTATGAATCTCACTGAGCTTTGATTCGGCGGAAATTGCGCGGGCTTGCAGCTCGACGACCTCAAGCTGCAATTGTTCGCACTGATCCTTTGTAAGGACAAGATTTTGAAGAGTAAAAGCCTTGTCACCCTCAGTCTGAACCTCATGAATATAGGCTTTTACTTTATCAGGTAAGGCATTAATATTTTCAGAAGTCGGTGTCCATGTATCATCAAAATAAAATAAAGTCATTTTAATTAGTCCTAAAAATTGTTCCACAAATATGGCACTTATGTGAATATCCAAAATTCCAATGCTGAAAAACGCAAACTCCGCATCTTGGGCACTTAATATCCATCTTTGACCTCCAATCTTGGTATAAAATTAATGTTAGCTCCCCCACACAATGCAGGGTGTAGCGGTGCAAGTGGTGTAAAATAAAAACATCTAACTAGCTGTAAATTAACTAAAACCGTCTCGGCTACGAACCGAGCGGTCTATTAGCAAACACAAATCTATTAGACACGTATTAGACAAATGCAAAAAAGCCCTACACTCGAAAGTGTAAGGCTTTGATAGAATTGATATTTTTGGCTCCGCTTGCTGGACTCGAACCAGCGACCCAATGATTAACAGTCATTAATACATTGCAGCAAAAACAATAGCTTACGCTGAAAATGTCTAATAGACAAGCCTTGTAAGTCATTGTTTTGATTGAATACGATTTCATCTATTAGACACCATTTTAGCTTAATTAGTGGGTTTAACGCGCTCAGGAAGCCGCTTGTAGTGACGCTTTAGTGTTGCTTCTGATTTATGCCCCAAGTGCTTACCGTCACTGTCTGTCCCCGCTTTAGCACGCACGTCTCTGAACTGGAATTTTTCAGTGATAATCCCCTCTGCAATGCATTGGTTCATCAATCTTGTCCAGGCTGTTGTGAATGCTGCATCATTTCTTTTTTGACCATTCCTGTCACTAATTACATAAACCGAATGAATACCATTTTCAGGGAGTTCATTCAAAGCTTGTGAAATTATCGAGCGTAAATTATCAGTCCATTCAATCAGAAGCCGTGTTCCTGTTTTGCTTTGTGTAATTAATATTCCATCATCTGTTAGTTGATTTCGTTGCAAGCTTAATAAATCAACACGGCGCTGGCCGGAAATATAAGACAAGTGCATTAATATTTTTATCCATAACGGCGCACGCTGAGCAACGGCTGTAAATTCGTCATAAGTGATGTATCGTTTGCGCGCATGCTCTGGGAAGCGCTGTATCTCTCTCGCCGGATTATCGTCAATGTAGCCCCATCTGACAGCGTATTTTAAAACGTGCGTAATTAACGCTAATTCGCGATTAGCTTGATATGGCGCCGTCTCTCCCACAATGTCGTGATACTGCGCTATGTGGCTTGGGCGAATATCAGAAGGGCGCATGTGTCCAAATGCTTTTTTAATGCGCTCAAGTTGATTGCCTTGCGACTCTTGAGTGTTTAACGCCTTCTTAATAATAATTGTATCTTTGTAACGATCAATTATTGCGCCCACTAATCCAGCGCCTTCATCTTTCATGTCTGCAAGTTTTAAATGCATTTCTTTTTCAGTGGCGCCAAGTCTTATCCATTGAGTCGATGACTTGCCGTTTTTAATAATGGGCTTCAAATAATAAAATGCGCCGTGCTTCATTGTTACACGGTGCGGTAATTTATTTTCCTTTCCTCTTTTCGGGCTCATTACTTTTTCAGCCATTTCAAATTTGGTTGTGCGTTTGTGTTTTCTCGCGATTCTATTCTAGAGCGCTTAACAACAGGAAAGCCAAAGCTATTAGGCTCATATTCAATCCCGCGATTGTCAAGGAATCGTTGCATGCGCTTAATTTGGTTCGGCTTATAGCCGGTGTAGTGAGAAAGCTCAGCTTCTGATAAAAATGCGTTCATATCGTGCAGCCCCTTATTCGCCCAATTATCTTAATGCACCTGCAATTTTCTCAAGTTTCCCGCTTTGCTCTAGCGTAGCCAAAATATCCATTGCTTTAGCTGCTCGCTCTAAAAGCTCAACGTATCTTTCAAGCTTGTCAAAATTTGCAG